TAACGACACTTATAACTGACCCTTTTAAGGATAGGTGTGTTTATAAATAAACCTAGAGTGTTAATGAATTACGACCAGAGGTAAGCTGTAGAACGACTACTTCTTTTATGAAAGCTATCAGTGAACTTATCGAGTTCTTCTTGAAGAAGTTCTTGTTTTCTATCAATCATTGATTGGTCTACATCAGCAGCCATTTGCTGCGTCCAATAACCAACTGCTATTGATAAAGCATCAAGACGGTCATCATGTACAAGTGAACCTCGATCTCTTGTTATTCGTGATAGCTGATACATTAACATATATCTAGTTTGTTGTTCTATAGGATAGCTAAGAGCTGACTTGTAATCATATGTTATAACTTTTGGGTCTACGATTAGACGGTGACTATTAAGTACCGGTTCTAAGGTGTCAACAATTCGTAGCTCCTTTTGTTTGTTATGTCTTACCTCTTCTATAGTAACAGGGTAAGTAGTACGAAACAAAGGTTTGATAAGCTCCATAAACATACCGTCTCCAAAGTTGCTCTCTATGACTACCTTATTAACTTTGTTATCCTTAGCGATAGCTACAAGTTCTTTAAGTGTCTTCTCATCGTATCCACCTTTTATACCACCTGCATCGGGAACATATAACAATCCATTTAACATCTTTACTACAGCATATCCCGTCTCATCCTTACCTCGTCCAGAAGGGTCAATAGAAAGTACAGAACCGCTATACGGTATCATATCTCCTACAGTGGAAGAGGGTCGTCTGTACCGATCTCCTGCAAGTCCAACATTAGGTAGTTCTCTATCTGTGTTATCAGGATCACTTGACCAGACGATCTTTTCGGGAGCTACATCTGTATCAATATCTGTTATTATAAGATCGTTAATCTTTAATGGGTAGCGGTCAGCATCAGACAGCTTTGGATTAAGCATGAACTGTAGAGCATAACCGGTACGACCGTACGACATCTTTCTTTCTTCCAGGTCGAGATCAGTAAATCGTAGAGGTTCTGTAGATGTACCCACTGTCTCAGGAGATATGTTATCAGCTATAAGGGGTGCTAGATCGCCTCCGTAGTTATTTACAGCTTCAGTCTCATCAGGATACTCAGAAGACCATATACGGCTCTTGTAGCCTCTCTCTCTTAGTTTGTTATAGATACTATCTTCACACTGTGGAGTACCTAGAAAGATGATACGGGAGGTGTCCAGGGGTTTTATGATAGCGTCAAACTCTTTTACTTGTTCATCCAGCTTATCTCTCATACCTTGGGTAGCGGAGTTGTTAGCTACTTCCACGTCATCAGCTACGATGATATCAGCACGAGACCCTGTCAGCTGTGACGATATACCAAGTGACTTAACAGAGGGAGCGTGAGAAGCGGGAGCGGGTCCTACATCAAATGCTATCTTACTAAATCGTTGGTTCTCTGATGGCTTTAATCCTTGTAAAATGGGAATCTCCTGAATAATTCGCAAGGTAAAAGTAGAGAAGTCATCTGATCTATTCTTACTAGCTGATACAACAAGTATGTTCTTAGAGGGGTCAAGCAGTAGCTGATGGACTACAAAAGCAGATGTTATCCAACTCTTTCCAACACCACGGAACGCCATGATGACAGACCGCTTAGGACCGTTTTGCAGGTACTCAGCGATGTCGTACTGTAGCTCTGTGGGATCTGGGAGGTTAAGGTGTTTCCAAACTAGGAATAGAAAGTTTCTAAAGTCCCGTAGCTTGGGCGGTATCTCGATGTTGTTCTTCTTCTTCAAATGGTAACGCTTTTAATTGATGATCTAATGCGTTTAATGGAGTACCTAACCCACTGTCCATAGTAACATTGTTATCTTTGAGGAACTGTCTAGCACCGTTGAGTAGTGCAGCGTTGTACTCCCCCGTGTCGTCCATTATGTCTATACTACTTCTGTATGCGTCTGCTATCTTGTCGTGTAGCTTACTTCCTTCTTTATGACTTAACATGATGTATTAGGGTGCTTGGGTTTTATACGTGCACTTACCGCCAGCGATCGTGATTGTGCTGATAACGGATTAACCGTCTGTTTTGCTCGTCGAAGCATCTACGCCCTACCATTTCTTACAAGACCAGTAACCAGCTGAGAGCTTTGATTTCTTTTGGTCACACTTATGTCTTGCTCTGAAAGAACGACGACGGGCTGGATCACTTTTCTTAATAGTCATCTTAGCGTCACCGAATCTAATAATACGATGCTTACTGCCTTCCTTAGCACAGACAACAAACTTCTTCTTACCGTACCCCGGTTCGCCTTTGCGTATTCGTCTAGGTTTGTTAATAGCTAAACCACGACGCTTACAGCCTGTCATAGCTTTCTTCTTCTCAGCCATTCTTCTTTTTCTTCTTAATAGCTAATTTATATCTTTTGTACGGCATCTTACTTAGGGAATCCTTTTTTCATGTTAGCGTAAGCTTTAGCAGATATTGTAGACTTCTTCTTGCTACGACTAATGCCTAATGCTTTACGCTTATTCATATTCTCGTACAATCCTGGTTTTTTAATCTTTCGTTTCATGTATCTATTTCCTCATTAATATTTCCATCATGCGGTCGAGCTTATTGTGCATCTCATTGATAGCAGTCTCAACCTTTCCTATTCTACTTTCAACAGCAGCATCTCTTTCTCTCTGTGCAGCTAACTCCACTTCTATCTTTGTAAGTCGTTTATCACCAAGGTCTAATCGTTCAATGATGCGTTTAATAATCCACCCGATAACGCTAAGTGCAATGACAAGAGCGGTGTTAAGAAAACTAGATAGGGATTCAATCATCCTATTACAACTACTTTTAGATATTTACTAGCAAGACTGGTAGTTATTAATACACCTGAACTTGTAATATCATTATAACCATTCTCACCTAATTGTAGTTCCAAAGAATTACTACTCAAAGAAGTAACTAAAGCACCACAATCAAACTGAGCAGCATCTTTGTGTATATTGCTGTGTATTTGTTGAGCGTTCGTGTCTGATGCTGATGAGTTCACATAAACATTAACCAGTACATCTGTAGTAGCTAAGTTATGTGTAATAGTGTGAGTACTGCCGTTCGCTACAGTTACAGAGTCTATAGAGTTTTGCCATCCTGTGCTGTACTTATTGACAGCACCGCCACTACCCGTACTAGCAGCTGTTACTAATCCTTTAGCGTTAACTGTAATATTAGCGTTAGTGAACGAACCTACATTACTATTAACAGTAGCAAGTGTAAGAGCAGTAGCACCTGTAGCGTCTCCGGTGTGTGTAGCATTTGATACCTTCGCAGTGTTAGCAGCTACAGCTGAGTTAGACGCTACATCCGCATCTGTAATATAATTAGCACCATTAGTGAGCTGATTATTATTAGTTGGTATAGTAGGTTTGTTCTGGATAAATGCATCGCTATTAGTATCTCCTTCGTTCCAATTTGATTGTACGTTTACTTCTGCACCGTCTGCTACATTTAATAAAGCCCGTGCTTCAGTTGCTGTAAGTTCTTGAACATCAACACCCGCACTGTTGTCGTTACCAAGTAATACATTGTTAGCTGCTACATTCTGAAGCTTAGCGTATGTAATAGCGTCGTCTTGTATCTGAGCCGTAGCGAGTTGTACACCTGGAGGAGGAGAACCTGTAGCAAGAGATGTAGTAATTGTATCATCTACATAGTTCTTATTAGCAGCGTCAGCATCGACAGTCGGGTCAGCTAAGTTAGTAACTTTATTACTGCCCATGTTCAACTCTCCGCTCATCGTGTCACCACTCTTAGTAACTTGTAGAGCGTCGTTGTTGTCTACATATTGTTTCGTGGAGGCGTGTAAGTTAGAGGATGGATCAGCGTTAAGAGTCAGTGACCCCGTCATCGTATCCCCTGCTACATCAACATAACGACCGTCTGCATATCCTTTGTTAACTGCATCGTCGTTACTGTCAGGATCAGCTAAGTTCTCAAGGCGTAAAGCATCAGCGTTAAACTGTCCAGATGTAGCGTCTTTTGTTAAAGCACCACCTGTTATACCTTCCTCTGCTTCTTGAGCGAGGTAGCGGTTGTGTTGGTAGGAGTTATCAAGTTCTGTTTCAGTAAGTACAGATCCATTCGCAAAGTCTACGATTCCTTCGTTCGCCTCACTGTCTCGTAACACTCGTACCTTCACATTGGAAGCGGGAGGCGTGGTAAACCGCACAAAAGTATTCGGAGAAGTTTGAACGGTGTAATCGGTGGTCAACGTCTTGCGTACCCACTTGTTTAGCCCTCCTGCTCCTTGTCCTTCATTGACTTCCACAGCAACGTGTGATGTCTTAATATACGGAAATGAAAAGTTAAAGTCGGTCTCGCTGCCGTTGCCAGTGTAGTCTACGTAGGTGTTAGCCATGATAATATATTATTAACTATTGAGTTAGGAGTTCAAGCACATCTTCTCTTTGCATACCACCTTTTATTCCGGCTTGTGCTACTGTGAACCTTGAATACTGTTTTGCTAGTTCTGGAAATTCAGTAAGCATCTGTCTCTTAGCTTCTTTTCTATAACGAGTAAGTAAGCTATTGATTTTTTGCACACGAGGGCTAGGCAGTCCTGGTTCTGATAATGGTTCTAAACTTTGGTATTGGTTGCTTTTTACTAAACGAGTTAATGCACTACGCAGAGTTTCTCCTTTTACTTTAACAGACTGTAATAACTCTAACTGCCGATCATACGCTGTTTGACCGCTTTCGTTTTCGTGTGCAAGCATATCA